GGTGATGTGATTGCATACAGGAAGGTTTGGAGGGAAATTGTGGGCATTGAGGTCACAGATGAATCTTGTGGATCATCCCAAAGCGGGAACAGTGAAACGGTTTACCACTACTACATGATTTTGAAGTTTGCTGATGGCACAGATGCTCGTGTTTCAGAGAATGAGATGCTGAGGCGTTCATACAAGATTGATGTTGCAAAGTATCTTGAAATGGTCACACCTGCTAAGAAAAAGGCGGTCAAGTGATGGCTACGTATCACGGAATTGAACGCCTTGAATGTCTGTCTTGTGGCTTTGTAACCCATGATGAGGAGACAATGGAAATGATTAATGACGGGGAGGAGCCTTGCAGTTGCGGTTCATCATTCTGGCATTGGTCAATGGTTGATGGGGAGAGGGCGGTTACCAGTGGCAATGATTTGCCTAATGGTGGTTTCTGCCGTTCACGCGGACATTATCGTTTACAAGATGGGGTGAAGTGATGAAATTAGTCAAAGTAAGAGCAGGTTCATACCATCACAGAAACTGGTGCATGATGCGCTTGGATTCTGGTTCTTGGATTGTTTGGAATTTGCTGACACAAACTAAGACTGCAAGAGAATGTCCAAATACTCTTTGGTTCGGCAGTTTTGCTGACGCAAAGAAGTTTGTTGCAGGAGTTGAATGATGCCAAAAGAAAATGAGCAGCGTTGGCTTTGCGTCGAGTGCGGTAACAAAATTACAACCTTTGTAAAGGTGAGTGAACCTCCAGTGTGTAGCAGGCATTTGAAGCCTGTACGTATGGCAGAGGAAAGCAAGATCAAATGGGGCAAGCCAAAGTGAAACCAACATTTGGTTCTTTGTTTGCTGGTGTTGGTGGTTTTGATATGGGCATGGAACAAGCAGGTTGGGAGTGCAAGTTTCAAGTTGAATGGGACAAGTATTGCCGTAATGTTCTAGATCACAATTGGTCTGATATTCCTAAATGGGGTGATGTGCGCAATGTTGATGGCAGGTTCTTGCCCCCCGTTGATTGCATTATTTTCGGCAGCCCTTGCCAAGATATGTCACAGCAAGCAGGTTCATCTAAGTTGGGTTTAGATGGAAGTAAGTCAGGATTGTTCTACGAAGCCATGAGAATTATTAAGGAGATGAGAAATGCAACAAATGGAACTTTTCCCAGATGGGCAATTTGGGAGAATGTCGCAGGCGCACTTAACTCCAACAGAGGTGCTGACTTTGGAAAAGTGTTGGACACAATGGCAGAAGCAGGGTCGGTGGTCATTGAGTGGAAGTTGTTGGACAGCAAATACTTTGGCATCCCCCAAGCGCGACGGCGAATATTCCTTGTCTCTGGATTTGTTTCTGATTCCACAAACCCAAGTGCCACCCAAATATTTCCTGTCAACCAAAGCACTAACGGGCATATACACACGGGAGATCAAATCTGTTTCTACCAAACGCACGGAAGGCTCGACCAATTTGCCGTTGGAATCTCACCACCTCTCAAGGCAAACATGGTTGTCTGTGTTGCTTCAGAAGTACTTAAACCAAGAACTCTGATGCCTTCAGAATGTGAGAAATTGATGGGCTTCCCAGATGAACATACTCGTTGGGGTGCAGATGGATCACAGATTAGTGACACACAGCGTTACAAGATGTGTGGAAATTCAGTGGTTGTACCCGTTGCCACGTGGGTCGGTGAGCGTCTTATGGATGCCCATGTTGCAAATTACCCTGCAACACCCATCACGCATACTTAGATCAAACAACAAACAGAGGAGAAGGAATGCAAGTAATACAGAAATCAAAACACGGCAGCATTGATTGGTTGCTGGCACGATGGAAAGATGAGGAAGGGCGTTGTGTCTTTGGTGCATCTGATGTGCCAGTTCTGATGGGTGCAAGCCCATATAAGACCAGAGGCGAATTGTTTGCTGATAAAACAAATATGCCTGTGATGCAAGAAGAGACTGCAGTGTTCAGGCGTGGAAACTTGTTGGAGAAACCGTTGCTTGAGGAAGCGTCGCGGATTCTTGGGACAAACATTTTCACACCAGATGTGGTCTACCGTGATGGGCGTTTGTCAATCAGCCTCGACGGTGTAGATAATGAGCAGCAGCCAAGTGTTGTTGTTGAGGCTAAGACTTCAACCCGTTACAGCATTTATACATCAGATGATTTGCCCGAGGAATGGTGTTGGCAGGGTTGGGCGCAGATGGCTGTACTTCAAGTTCCTGTTTGGTTTGTGGTTTTGGATCGTGACCAGCGCATATCTGTAGTTGAGTTGCCAGACAATCCTGCAGCAATTGATGCACTACAGATTGAGACTGCCGTATTCGGTGGTTGGGTAGATGGTGAACCGATGGATGAGGACATAAACAATTTCAGTGCAGCCGATATTGCACGTATCTGGAAGCCGACCCCAACCAGCATTGAATTGCCTGCTAGTGCAGTTGATTGGGCTTCGCAGTTAGAGGAGGCTCGAGCAATGGCAAAGCAGGCTGCTGATTTGGAAACCAAAGCAAAGGATGCGCTTGCACAGATGATGTTGGGCAATGAGATCGGCACTTTGAACGGTGCGCAGTTGGTCACTTGGAAGCAGCAGGCAGGCAAAGCGTCATTGGATACAAAGCAACTGCGTGCAGATCACCCAGAGTTAGTTCAGCAGTATGAGAAACAAGGCGCACCATTCCGTGTGATGCGCGTAACCAAAACAAAGAAAGAAGGAAAGTAACCATGAGTGAGGAACTGAATACATCACTGTTGAGGGCAGTGCTTGACGCATATGCAACTCCTGATCCGAAAATTGTGGGGACTATTCCACGTAACGGAATCAACCTTGCCTATGTCAGCCACGCTGATATAACCAAAATCCTTATTGAGGTTGATCCATCATGGAGTTGGCAGCCGATTGAATGGGTGAACGGCAGACCAGCAATCAATGTGGAGAATGGAACAGCAACAATGTGGGCAACACTTACCCTGTTAGGCAAACCAATGTTGGGTGTCGGTTCGGTGCGTGCTGACAAGCAAGACCTCGACAAAGAACTGGTGGGAGATTTCTTGAGGAACGCTGCAATGCGTTTCGGTATTGCACTTAGCCTGTGGTCAAAGCAGGATTGGTCGGATAACACAACGATCACCAGCCTGCCTGCGGTACAGGCAAAGCGTGCTGAGGAAGCCAAACCGTATGTTGGCAACCATCCTGCTAAGGGTATGCCTTCACCAAAGGTGGTGCGTGAGTTTGTGCAAGATAGCGATCCAACACCTGATGAGGTAGCAGAGATTGCTGCACAGTTCAACGCAACCATTGTTGAAAACATCACACCAATCAACAAGCCTGTTGCTTCATCTGGTGGTAAGGCAAGTGACAAGCAGAAGGGTTTGATCAGCAAACTTGCCAAAGAAAAGGTGAACGGTGATTGTGTCCACTTGATGCAACAACTATTCAATAAGTCTGCTGTTGGCGATTTGACCAGCAAAGAGGCATCTGCGTTGATCAAGCAGTTGATGGAGATGCGCTAATGGTTGATATAGAAATTCAACAGGCATTGGCATTGATGGATGTTGTTGCGGCAGCACGTGTTGTGGTGCTGCTCGACGGTACAGACAGGGTTTCATTGTCAGAGTTGCGCGAAGCATTGTTGGCTTATGACCATTCAACTGGAAAGATTGCATGAGGCGTGATCATTGGCGAGAGGATGCGTTGTGTGTAGGGCAACCGTTAGAGGTGTTCTTTCCTGCGCATACCCTTGCTGAGGATCGTTGGGACAAAGCCAAACTGGTGTGTGAGAAATGCACCGTGAAACGGGAATGTCTCAAGTTGGTGATTGATCTGCCAGACGATGATGATCGTTGGGGCGTGTTCGGCGGCTTGTCTCCAGCAGATAGGCGTGTGAAGCGTCATAAAACTAAAAGGTGTGTCAAGTGAAAAATTGCAAATGCACATTCAAACGGATATTAAACATAATTATTTGTGATCAGGAGGATGATGATGAGTAGAGATACTGAAGTGGAACGCACAGAGGTTGCCAATAGTGCGCTTGATTTTCTTTTGGCTCGGCTGCAATCAGAGATAGGTGAACTCGAGGTACGGATGGAAACCTTGTTTAAGGACATCAATGACCTGAAGGAGAGGAATGATGGGTAGGAAGTATGATGTGCGCACTTTCCCTGCAAAGGAATTGGTCAAGAAGTTTGATCCGAATACCAGCGTCATTAACATTGCTCAGGCGTTAGACACGAAACGCTCAACGGTGTATAAGTGGTTTCAGAATGACACCATGATCACGCAATGGGCTGCAGATCGGTATGCAATCAAGTTGGGTTTGCACCCTTCAGAAGTGTGGCTTGACTGGTTTGCTTTGGATGCTGTCTGATGGATGACCGTAAGGGTGAATGTCAAGGCAATCAAGAGAAATGCAATCTTGCTGGTTGCCCTATATTTGGCACTCTTGGTGTTGCAGGTCGCGACGGTAAACGCCGCATAAGGGGCTGCAGTGATCCTGCTGCAAGAGGCAAGCGTTCTAGGCGTAAGGGCTTGAACAAGCAGCGCACAGCCCGTAAGAGGCTTGGTGTTGCACCTTCACATAAGTTCGGTGATGGAAATGAGGAACGCTGGAATGATGCCTTGTTTGCCAATGAGGTGAAAGCAGGGAAGCAGATTCAGCCTGCGGTGAACGCTTGGATGCGCATCGAGGCACAGGTGAAGTCCAATGAGGCTGATTTCGGTTCACGTAGGAAACCTGCAAGGGCTGTATTGATGCCTGATGATTGGGGCAATGAAGGCTTGGTAATGATGCGTTTGAGTGCTTGGGAGGAACTGGTAGCACCAGCAATGCAAGCGTTCTATGAGGGGGGAAATGATAGTAACTCTTGAGAGTTGGGAGTATGAACATGGCTGCAATGTTGGGATTCAAAGATATACAGCAAATTGGTCGCGACCAGATGCAGCGCATTATTCAAACAAAGCAATGCAGGAGGACAACAGAACTGCGCAGGTGGCTTCAGCGTTGCTAGAACTTGCTGTTGCAAAATACACTAACCGTTTCTGGTCTGGTCATGTTTGGCATTGGTCTGATCACCAGCAGTTCAAACATATTGCTGATGTTGGGAAAAATATTGAGGTGCGCAGGTTAAGAACTCGAGACAGTGCTGCAATCCGCAGGTATCAGAACGCTGTACCTGATCTGATTGTTTGTGTTGGGAGGATGATTTACCCAGAGTTGCGCCAAGCAGAATTATTGGGTTGGATTTCTCAGCAGGAGGCGTGGGAAATTGGCACACCTTCTGACTATGATGCCGACAACACAAAGTTGATTCACATTGATCAACTTCACAAGTGGGAGGGTAAATGACACCAATGCAGATTGAGGGGATGGTGGACAGAATTTGTGGGTTGTTTCCGACTACACAGATCGGGCGTAACACGGTTAAGAACGCTTGGACTGTAGACGATTTCTTGCTCGACGCAGATGTTGATGAGGCACGCAAGGTTACGGATTGGATTAAATCAAATAGCGACAAGTTCCCTGCATCTTTGCGCGAACTACACAACATATTCCGCAAGGTACGTGGGCTTGGTACAAAGAACCAGCCGATTGAAGTGAAGTGTGACATTTGTAATGGAACTCTTTGGGATGATGGTATTCGTTATTCGGATGCTGGTCAGCGTTTAAGTCAACAGTATGAGTTGGAAGCGCACGGTCACATTTACAAGGTGGTGCGCCCTTGCCCAAACTGCAGAGGGGTTGATTGGCAGTTGCCAGAGAGTTAAAAGGTTTTTACAATCGGCTAGTAGCAAGGGCGTACACCTGTTGCAAGGTGCGGGCGAGAACACTCGGGAACGAGGGTAGATTGCGCTGCACTGAATTATGTGAGATGAAATGATTTGGTCAAGAGCGTGAGGCACTGTGCGTTTGTATTTGGTAGTTGGAGTGAGGTATCCCAACGGGGGAGCATTACAGGTCTAGGTTTGCTGTGATGTTCAACAAATATATATATGTTGTTCAACTGCTATGCTTAAGACACACGCCGTATTGAGGCGAACGACCAGCGCAGATGTTGCGCCGTGACGCTCAGGAGAGCAACAGCAACAAAGAAACTTTAGTTCTATATCTATATACAAACTTAGAGGAGGCGAAAGTGATGCAAAGTTTTATGAGGAAAGTATTAGCAAGTGTGGTTGTGGTTCTGGCAGGTTTTGCTGGTGTGGCGCAAGCGGTAAATGTTGATCAGGGTTCTGGTTCTGTGTATTTGGCAAATGAGTACGTGCCAGATCGGGTTCTCGAGGTTGCTTACCCTGTTGCACCTAAAGCAAAGTGTGGTCAATGGTGGCAAATGATG